TTAATCGTTACCTTTTTCGATATAAACCCTTGTTGCTTTACCACCAATTTTTCTAACCTTAGATGTAAGATTAAACTTAGTAGCTACCTTTTTGCTAAATGATATGTTACTTACGCTTTCATAACCCTCTGAAATACAATATTGAATATACTCGTTAAAGATAACTTTAACCTTCTCATTAACAATCATATCCCTATTTAGAGTTTCTAGGTATTCATCAACCGGGTCTATTTCGTTTTTATACTCTTCAAACTCACGATTAGTATATTCACTTTCGGTAAACTTTTTATTCTTAAGTACTCGCTTTAAACCTGTAATACCAATATTAATTAAATACTCCATGCTTTCCTCGGTTAGCAATTCATCAATCACAAACGGTTTATAATCCGGACTGCTACTATCAAAGTAAGCGCGAAAAGGAACAATCACAATCCTACTTAATACCGCTCCGGCGTCAGCACCGTCACCAATTTTAGGTATAGAATTCGCGCTATATATTAATTTACAATAAGGTGTAAACTCGAACTTATCACGACCTTTTAATTCGCCTGTAATTTTTTCACCCGATACAATTTTTTTAAATTGTTCGGTGTCGTTTAACTTTTTATTTGAAATATCATCACCTATATTAGCTAGTTTATTAACCATCATTGCTGTTGAAAACTTATCACTTAAATGTTTAATATCAAGCACAGATGTGTTCTTCGACCCTAACAATTCTTTAAGCATATTTAGAAATGTACTTTTCCCGTTTTGCTTTTGACCTGTTAAAATAAAACATTTCCTTAACTCACAACGGCGGTAAAACGTATAACCTATCATTTCTTCGATTAACATTCTAATTTCCTTATTGTGAATAGCTAAATTGTCAATCACCTCGTCGGTTAACTTAGCGTAAGTCTCCGGGTTATAGTTCCACTCTATTTTATTAGTGATTATTATATCCGGAGTGAAATCTGTAAATAAATCAGTCTCAACGTCTAATAAGCCGTTTTTGAACGCTATAACGTTCGGTGACCCCACTTTATATTCTTTATCAACTAATATCTCTAGCTTGTTGATTATTTCCTTGCGTTGACTATTAAATAAATTAGGCATATATTTGTCAATCGTTCGCTCGAGTTCTAACGTCCCGAATTGATAAATTCCGTCTTTATACACGTGTAAATTGCCATTTATACGCTTAATGTGATGTTCACTCACTAGAAATCTACTAAATTTATCGTAGTTTAATTTACCGTCTTTAATGAATATCTCTTCTGAAAAGGCGTCGTCTCGCAGTATAACCTCTATTTCGTTTTCGTCTAACGGTTCGTCAACTATATGCTTGTTAATTAAACGTATAGTTTCCCTAACTTCGCTTTTTTCAAAGTCATAACCTTGCAATGTTAAAATATATTTGAATAAGTTACTATTTCTACCGTCACCCTCGCTAAGGTTAGTAAAATCAATATTACTTTTAACAGGTGTTAAAAATTTAGGTAAGTAGTCGTAGGTGTCGCTGTCCCACTCGACGAAACGCTCCGCCCCGTCTTTTTTAATTACTTGATATGAGTTTTTGAAACCTACCTTAATATCCGCTTTAATTCCAATAGCTAAATTAACGCCGGTGTAGTTTTTATGCACCTTGTCGTTTTTAAATAAAAAGTGTCGTCCTCTTGCGGTCTGATATACTTTACAATTTAGTTGTAAGTCTTCGACTAAGTCCATTAGCTTTTCGCTTTGTTCTTCGTCGTCGACGTCGATTAAAATTGTATTAGTATTCAATACCCCACCATAAGACTTTAACTTTTGCGCCTCCTCTAGCGTCTTAAGTTTTTCTCCGTTTTTAAACTTGTCAATCGAGCTTTTTCCGTTTGTTTCAACGTAGCCCTTATATAGTGACTCCATATTTTTTTAACCTCCTAACAGCGTTGTCGCTATAATGTTTTTTATCCAAGAATTTGAAATCCTCGCTGACCTCGTAAGAAAACACGTTTTTAATGCGTCTACCGTATAAATTTGCATATACTTTATAATGCGGTTTCGCTAATATCTGAAAGTCACGTTTTTCGTTACATTCATTCACCGTTTTTACAGGATGTACTTTATTGAGCAAATAAGTACGCATAGAGCGTCTTATTATATTTTCGGTGTAATTACCCTCGGAACACTCTTTCAACTCTCCTACAGCCTTAATTTTGCGTCCTACAAGCAAATAATTATTAACATCTTTCTGATATATTTTCCTGTAACACTCAATACCTAAATTTAACCCGGTCGTACGTTCCCAACGTTGACAAACGTCTTCGATTTTATCTAGGTCGGTGTATTCTACAATAATACCGTCGGTGTTAGTTTGTACCAACTTACAAAACGGTTCTAACATTTCGATTAGCGCGGTAATTAATAGTTGTCCGTTAACACAGATTATATTATTAGCTCGTGGGTTGTATAGTTCACTGTATTGATTTTTGAAATTACCGACTATACTGTTATCCGCTAGCTTGTAAGGTAGACGCTCGGGTTTACCTTTTAATTTAATGTTTTGCTCGTGAATATACTTCGCTCTACTCTTGTTTTTAATATTAAAATAACCAAGTTTTTGTAGTAACGCCGGATAGAACGTTACGACGTCGATAACGGCTATTTTATTAGTGCTAACGTAACCTTTACGAGCGCCGTGACAACCACCGTAACCGTAGACGTGTTCGACGCCGGCAACCTTAGTCCTAAACTTTTGATTATAGCTTTGATTTGTATCGAAAAACTTTTTTATATCCTTATACTTGAACAAAATATCTAAAACTTTAAAATTAAACTCGTTTTTAATTTCCGGTGTACCACCTATAGCGTACGCCGTGATACGTGCTATCGTAGAATTTAATAAGTATTTTGGTAAACTAAATTCATTAATCAAAGCTAGTTTACATTTAAACGTGTCTATATTTTCAAAAAACGTCTCAATAACCGCTTCTAGTTTAGTTTTAACGCCGTATGAGTTAACCTTATACTCAATACTGTAATCGTCTTTACAATCGTAGACGGTAACGACTTTCTTAAAATAATCAGCTTGGTCGTATGTTATCCATATTTCAGACCCTTTACGGTTAATATAATGGTCGAGGTCGTCGTTATTATCAATTATTAAATTGTGTTTGTTGTCAAGGTCAGCAATGTGAACCTTGCTATTTTCAACATAATAAAATATCATTATTTACCTCCGTGGAGGTCGAGGGCGGTTAACCCTCGAACACCTCTAAAATTTTGTATGTGTCGTAACCGTTTTTGTTTTTGCCGTACTCAAGTGAATACTCTAGCTTGTTTTTGTCTATGTATTTTTTAATCTCGTCTATATCCTCCGCGTACTGTTGGTAAGTTTCAAACTCAATCGGTTTCTCGTCTTCTGAAAAACTATCTAACAGTTGTTTCGCAATGTGAATCTTTTGTCCGGTGTCTACTAGTTGGTTATGGAAAATCTTGTTGTTTTTGTATTCACCCTCTAAAATTTTGTACCATATCTTAATCATAGGTTTGTCACTCTTACTCATTCCAAGTTCTAACTTTTCTACTTGTACCTCGTATGTACCGTGGGGGGCGTCTTTAAATTCTCCCCCGTTTTCCATTGCCTCTTTAACGTCCGCTTGTAAACCTTCTAAGTCTACCATTTTATCGTATTTACTGAAATCTATTGCCATGTTAATTATTCTCCTCTTTGTCTTCTTTTTCTAGTTTTCTTTTCTACTTCCTCTAGCGCTACATCTTCCGTAAACGGGTTGACTATCTCGTTACCGTCTTCGTCCGTGATTATTTCCGGCGCCTCTTCCTTTTTCTTGCGTCGACGTTTCGGTTTGTCTTCAACCAATACCTCCTCCACTATATCAGACAGTACCTCTATCACAGACTTCGGTTGATTTTCCAATGCTTCCGACTGACTGACAGGTTGTTTGGTAGCTATTCCCTCTTGGGCTTCAATTAACGCCTCTTTAAACTCGTTAATATCTAAATTAATAACGTCGCGTTTGAAATTGAAACGCCCACCACCGAACTCGTTACTAACTTTTTTAAGTTGTAACTTTCTAGCGCCCTCGTCGTTAACGAACGCCCTAACCGTTAAGTCAACCGTACCGCTTAAAATGTTGGCGGTCTTACCGTCGATATTTGGTTCAAAAGTAGTACGAGTTGTATTATTTTTAAGTTTAATTTCTTCGCGTTTTTCTTTTGATATAAACACAATTCTATAACCTAAACTTTTTAGTCGTTTAATAGCGTTGTTAAACTCGGTTGTTACCATTTGCCAACCTTTACCAAAACTACCGTCGCTTTCGTGTTCCCAATCGTATTTTTTAAAAATGTAAGTTCTACATAACTCTCTTAAGTCCTCGACTAAGTCAATCGCTACCGTCTCAAAAGTATTTTCTTGGGTTTCAAGTCCGTCGATAACCTCTAGGAACGTATCCCAACCGTATTTAGTTTTAAGTACTCTACCAGTCATACTCTTTTCGTCTCTGATTAAAATAAACGGGCTTTCGGTGTTGTCGGTGTTTCCGTCTGTATTGATAAATAGTACATTATCGAATTTATCGACGAAGGTAGATTTACCTACATAACTATCCGCGTATATCCATAAGTCGGGCGTAGTATCTATAACCCTTTGTCTCTTTTCATTTTTTGGTAATTCAAACATATAATTAGCTCCTTTTTCTAAGTTCCTACAATAGTCGCAATACGGGTTGTTGCAAAACGGAAATAACCCGTTAAAGTTTGTATTGTTAATTGTATTTATTAATTTAAAATGCTCATCAACTTTATTTTGGTCGTACTCAACATATTTGATATATGGTTGTTCTAAACTCGTTACAATACGTTTTCTAAAGTTGAATAAGTCTTCCGTTTTCTTTTGTCTGATGAAAGTTTTAGGTATAAAAATGTAACCTAACTTTTCGACTTTCTTATTAAATAATTTTTCGTAATAATATTTATAAATGTGTAATTGTCTTGATTTTAAATAGTGCGCCTCGTTATTTGAATATTTGAAATCATATAAACTAACAGTACCGTTTTTGTTGGTAATAACTAGGTCTATGAATCCTAAGAAATCGTCTGTTTCGAGTTTAACTTCGTACTCACAATTAAAACTATTTAGTTTTCGTTTAACTCGTTCAGCCTGTAGACCTATCTTAATATCTTCGTTAACGTGCTTATCGGTAATCACCGGGAACATATCGAAATACTTGTTATTAGTTTCTATTGCCTCGTGAATTGCTTTACCAATAATTAACGGGTCATCCGCGTCTAACGTGTTAATCAAGTTAACGTTAAAAATATATTTAAACTGAAACGCTAGTTTACATTTCTCGAATTGTTCTACTCGTGAATGACTATAGCGCATAGATACGTTTTACAAAGTCGCTAGTTTCATCTAGTTTTTGTCTAATCAACGCGTCTTTTTGTTCCTTAATTCTCATAGACACCATTACACCGCTTAACTTTTCAATCAAGAAATTATTAGGTTCGAAATTTTCATCCGTATAACATACGAATAACCCAATTTGTAGACCATATTTAGTGAACGCCGTAACAACGTCACCCGGGTGTAAGTCGTCCATATCAGTCCAAAATATATAAGTTTCATCTGTAAAATTCCCGTAATCTTTTTTAATTTTAATTTTTGCTTTTTTCATCTAATAAGCCCTCCACTAATTTTTTAAAATCTTCGAATCCGCTAGGTTTAAGTACAAAACTTATCCCTCCGGCGTTCTGTATTTGTTCTATCTTCTCTAGTTGTAATTTGCTTGGTTTTCCTCGCTCTTGTTTTACTTCGATACCTAAAAAGTAACCATTACAGCAAATTAAAAGGTCAGGTGTTCCGGCTTGTCCGAAAAATTCCGGGTTATACTTAAGTACAAAACAGCCTTTTTCTTTTAGGTATTTTTTAATCTTGTTTTCGAATGCTTTCTCTTTCACTATTATCACTCCAACCTACTAACCACGCCGGGTTAACGTCGTAGATTTTAGCTAGCCTTTCAATCATTTCAACGCGTGGCACTCGTCTATTAGTTTCAAATAGGTAAAGCGTGCGTCTATCCATGAAAATCAATTCAGCTACTTTAATTTGGGTTAGTCCTTTCTTTTTTCTTGCTTGTCTTAATCGTCTACTTAGAATCATTTAAAAGTAACCCTTAAACTTTCCGAGCGTCTAGTTACTTTTGGATAGTCCTCCAATAATTCGCCATATAAGCGTGGCTCTTGCTTTTGCAACTCTTTTAGGTCGACACTAGTACTTTCACTAGCTTTAGTAACGGTAATTTTAACAACGTCGTTCTCAAGTCCTTTAATATCGTTCTCCAACATTGCTTGTAAAATTTTTTCTTTAACGTTTTTAGAGATACCGTCTAACCTCTTTTTCTCTTCTTCAATCGCTCTTAACTGTTGAAATTGTTGTAAGTGTTTCTTCTCGAATTCCTGTATTGAATAACTCATTTGTATAGTCTTCTCCTTTTTCTAGTGCATTATATATTTGTTCCTCTATGCTATCTTTCACTATGAACTTGTAGTAAAAACACGGTCTTTCTTGACCTATGCGGTGAATCCTTTTAATACTTTGCATATAGTCTTCACACTTTTCGGTAGGTGAGTAAAATATTAAGTGATTTGCCTTTTGCATGTTGTGACCCTTGGCGCCGGCTTGGTATTGCATTAACGTAATTGAGTTGTCGTATGTATTGTAATTTTTTTTATCAACACAACTACCGTTAACATAGGATACTGGGCGGTCTTTAGGTATACAATCTTTAATAGCTCTTAACTCGTCGTTAAAATTGTAAAATATGATTAACCTACCTTCGGTCGAATTAATTAAGTCTTTTAACCGCGTCTTTTTATTTTCGTTATAAATACACGCCAACTGTCTAAGACCTAACCTATAATTTAGAACCGTATCACCTATGATTTTTACGTCTTTAAATTTAACTATGCAATGTTCTTCGAACTCTTTATAGTTTGCGTCGTTTTCAATTTTTAGCTCTATAAAATTTTGTTCCGGTAAGTCAAAGACCTCCTCGGTCTTCATGAATACACAACCATACTCACGCATTTTTCTTTTAAGTCTATTAACGTTTTTGTAAGGCTCTTTTTTATCCATTTGGTAAAAAGTCCGTCCAAAACGTTTTAAAAGTTTACGATTTAAAAATTGATTATAAAACTTAGTTTCTTTAATATCCCAACCGAGTAAATTAAGCTGTGTCCATAATTTCTCATACTTCCCACTGGTTGGCGTTCCGGATAATAGCACGAGATTTTTAAAATTCAACTTTTGTACGAATTTTGAAATATTAGTTTTACTGTTTCCGAGTACGGAGCTTTCATCAATGATTAGCGTAAAACCTGTTAACTCGAGTAGTCTTTTATAATTGTCGCGGTAGGTCTTTTCATAGTTAATCACACCTACTTTTTTACCGTGATAATCGACGTAGCTTTTAAGTGCTTTTGTACTTGTAATACTAAATACCTTATTTGAGTAAAACTTTTCGAAATGTTCTGACCAGTCAGCAACCTTTGAGTTTTGGCAAATAACCAGTATTACGTCGTTGTCGTATAATTTAGCTTGTTCACTCGCAACAAACGTCTTACCTAACCCCATATCGAGATAATACGCCACACGCTCCCTATTGTTAGCTTGTTTAATAGCTCGCTCTTGGTGGGGGTGTAATTTAATCATGACCTAACGCCTCTTGAATCATTTTTCTACAGTACTTATATTTCAAGTTATCTATGTACTTATCAACTGTTGGGTGTGCTCCGTAGAATCGTTGTGCCATACTACTTAATAACAATGAATTAATAAAAGTCTCGCACCTTTCATCTTTAATCTTTACAAGCGCCAAAATTTCTTCATCAATGTTAATTAACATTGTCTTTCACCTCCAAAATACTCATTAACTTTGTTAATTAAAGTAGTAGCGTCGTTTTTTGAAAGTTTGATAATTTGCTTGTAAATATATTCAATATCTTTCTCGTTATTTCCGTAAAGTAGTTCATATATACTAAGTTCTAACACGTTTAAAAGTTGTAATAAACGCCACCCTGTTGGCAATTCTACACCGTTCTCCCAGTTTGAAACGCTACTTTTTCCGGCGTCGACAAGTTTCGCTAGTTCCTCTTGGGTGTAACCCTTTTTCAACCTTAACTGTCTTATGCGTCTACCTACTGCCTTTTTATCTATCTTCATTAGTTTTCACCCTTTCTTGATATAACTTTGTCAAACGCTCGACATCTACACGCCATATTCTTGTATTGCCTTTATCAGTCAATACTGAACTTTCAATCAATAACTTAGCGTCTCTTAGTTTGTTTACCGCGTCTGAAAAGTCTTGTTTACTTGTAAACGAATATTTAAACCAGTAATCGTAAGCTATATCGAACGTAGTAGCGCACCAATAGTGCCCGTTATAAAAATGTTCACCGTGTTTCTCGTTAGTCCTACACCATTGATTAAATGTTGTTAACACGCTAGAAATTTTCATCCCGAAAACGGCTTTTAATCGTTTTGAATAAAATACTTTTTGCATATCGTCGAATACGTCGAACTCTACCGGGTCAGCTACTATCTCTTTTTTAATAGTGTTATGTAATTCTTTAACTTTAATATAGTTAGGTTTGCTTGGGCGTTGTCCGTTTAACCAAGTATGGATAGCGTAACTACTAACCCCTAACTCGTAAGCTAGACTATTGTTAGAAAGTTTGTAGTGTTTTTTAATATCGTTAATCATAGTTTCGAATGGTGTTATCATGCTATTTCACGTCCTTTACAAAAGTACCGTCTATAATTTTTCCAGTACGTTCTTTAATTTGGTTGTAAGCATATTCTATACACTCTACTAATGTGAAGTTGTATTCAACCGCTATCGCGTTTAAGAAATCAATGTAATTATTTAATGTTCCTGGTGTATTGTAATGTGGCGAATCCTCGTTAACGCAAGATAGATATAACATCCCATCATAGACCCTTAGTAAGTTTGTGTAATGTTGCCAATGATATGAATCAAATTTTCTAAACTTAACGTTTTTAAAAATCTCATAAACCGGTAAGCCGTGAATTTCTGACGCTACTACTAGCGTTACATAAACGTCTCCTATTGCGTCTTTAATCTCGTCGTATGCTTGCGCGTTTCCTTTTTCGTACTTAGTGATAGCTTTTGTAAGCTCCGAGTTCTCTTCCCTCGATTTTTCAAGTTGCATAAAAACGTCCCCTTGTGTTAATAGGTTGCGTTCCTCCGCCCAATCTAAAATTTTTTCAATGTAATCGTAATGTTTCATATATATTTACCTCTTTTCTCTTATTCTTCTTCGTCCGGGTCGGGAAATAACTCTTCCCCTCTTCCGTCGAAATAAACGAATGTTATTCCTGTTATAAAAATATAAATTGATAGTATTTGTTCAAATTGAAAATTACTCATTAGTAACGTACAAATAGCTACTACCGTGTAAGTCCAATATAGGTTGTTAAATTTGCGTCGTTTTATTTTGTCCAATTATGCTCACCTCTAATCATTTCTAATTTTTCGGGATATTTATTGAAAAAAATACTTAGAAATTTTTCTAAATTTTCTAACGCTATATTTGAGATAGGTGCGTCAGTTGTAATTGTTACTTTCATTCAATTCCCCCTTTCTATAAAGTTTAAATAATTTAAACTTATAGTTCAAAAAAATATGATGGTATTTCTGAAATTGGTATTTGTAAAATCTTACAAGCTTTGTTTATTTCTTCGGTAGTCCAAATCCCGTCATCTTTTAATTTCTTAACAAGAGTAACGTTTGACATTTCCATAAGTATAGCAAAGTTTATATTAGCTTTACAAACATCAGTGATACGTTTTTGTAACTTCGCATGTTTATTGCGTGGTGCCATATATTTCACCTCCGTTCTTAAGTTTTAAGTTTAAATAATTTAAACTTTGTACTTTAATTATACAGTTAACTTTTTAAAAAGTCAATAGTTTTTGTTTAAATTATTTAAACTTTTTTTCTTTACTTTTTTTCTTCATTATAATATAATAAAAATATAAATAAAGAAAGGAGGTGTAAAAAATGAAAATCGCAACTCCTAACGATAGGTTAAAGGAAATAATGAAAGAACGTAACCTAAGGCAAGTTGACGTGGTTAAGATGTCAGAGTATTATCAAAAGGAATTGAATGTTAAACTTACAAAATCTAATATTTCGCAATATGTAAAAGGAATTTCTAATCCAGATAGAAAAAAAATCCAACTCCTCGCTAAAACTTTAAAAGTCTCGGAGGGTTGGTTATCCGGATATGATGTTAAGAAAGACTTAGTAATTTCTAAAAGTGAGTTATCTAACCACTTTGATAAAATATTTCAATCTGACAAGATAAAGTTAGACTTAGACTTCGCAAACCAAAAATATGAAAATCAAGAACATAAATTAACGTTTTTAGCTTTATTAGAGAACTTCGATAAATTAGCAGAAGATAAGCGAAAAAACTTATTACATTATTCGGATATATTATTAGAATCTACTTACCAAAAAGATGAGTATAATATAGTGGCAACCATGTTTGATAACTCAATGGAACCTACATATTCCGAGGGTGACAGGTTAATGGTTAGTTTTGGTTTTGATTTCAAATTTGGTGAGGATTATTTAATTGAGTATAAAGAAGATATTTTAATTAGAAGAGTGTTCTTTGAAAACTACAAAATATTATTAGTACCGTTAAATGATAATCACCCAACAACCACTATAATTTTACCTTTAAAAGACCATTTTAAAATAATAGGTAAAATCGTAGGTAAAATAAAAACAAGCCCTTAATCAAGGGCTTGTTGTCAATAGTATAGGTATATTATACCGGAAAGGACTAAAAAATGCAACGAGTAGCAATTTACGTTCGAGTATCAACTCAAGAACAAGCTGAAAACGGTAATTCGCTTGATTTTCAGATTGATAAATTAAAAGCGTACTGCCAACTACATGAGTATAAGATAGTTGGTGAATATGTAGACGCCGGGGTTAGTGGTGCTAAGTCAGAACGACCGGCACTTAACAAATTAAAAGATAATATTGATAAAATAGACATTGTACTAATATATAAATTGGATAGGTTATCCCGTTCAATTAAAGATACTATGTTTCTTATCGAAGATTTGTTCAAACCAAACAACGTTAACTTAATTAGCTTATCTGAAAACTTTGACACATCACAAGCAATGGGAATGGCAACTGTTGGTATGCTTTCTACGTTTGCTCAATTAGAGCGTGAGACAATCAAAGAAAGAATGATGGCCGGCAAAATTCAAGCTGTTAAAAATGGTAAAAATATAAATAAGACACCTTTTGGATATATTAAAAAAGATGGTCAACTAATCAAAGATAAACGAACTAAAGATTGTGTTGATTTTATTTTTAAAAAAATGTTAGAAGGAAAAAGTTTACACGAAACAGTTAAATTGTTAGAAATGAGTGAGTATAATAATCTAAAAAAATGGAATTTTGTTTTTATAAATAGAATGACTAAAAACAAAGTTTACTGCGGACACACAGAGGCGCTAGGTGAAATAATTAAAAACACTCACGATAATTATATTAACGACAAAGAGTATAACTATATAAATGAACTACTTTTAGAAAGAAAAACACACAGTTCTAAAAGTCAGAGAAATAAGTTGCCTGCTATATTTCGTGGACTTATCTCTTGTTCTAAATGCAATCGTAAATTAACACCTTTTACAAGAAAAAGAAAAAATGGCGATAAGACTATGTATTACAGATGTAATAATTGCCCTTCGGAAGGAAAAAAAACAATTTCTATAACTGAAAAAGTCTTTGAAAAAAAACTACTTAAATTTTTAAAATATGATTTTAAAATAGAATTTTCAAAAAATAAAATAGAAAAAAAAGACTATTCAAAAATATTAAATAATCTTGAAAATAAAAAGTTTAAACTCCAAAAAGCGTGGTTAAATGAATTGTTAACTGATGGGGAATTAGCAAAATTACAAAATGAAATTAATGAACAAATAAAATCAATTAAAGCCGAAGAGCAAGAATATAATTTAATGGTTGAAAATTCTGAAAAACAAAGTAATATAACTGGAATTGTTTCTAATTTTGAAAGTTTATATTTAACTATGAATGTAAATGAAAAAATAGATTTTTTGAACACTATTATTAAAAATATAGTAACTGAAGAGACAACAAGAAAAGCGAAAATATACGATAAGCATACAATCAACATAGTTGATATTATTTTTAGGTAAAAAAAATACACCCTCTTATACATTAATACTAACAAACGTATAAGAGAGTGTATTTTTATTCATATAAGTATTTTTCAGCTAGTTCTGTTAGTTGTTCGCTTATTTGATAAGCGCCTTTGTCGTATTCAACAAAAAACTCTTGATTAAATTCATCTAATTTGATGTATTGTTTAATTTCCTCGTCTAGTGTTTTTAGAAAATCTAAAGTTTCGATGTAGCCCATATCCGAAACTATTTCAATATCTTTAAGGTATTCAATATCTTCACCAACGTATTTTAATTCACCTTTTAGAAAGTCTTTAACAAAGTCTTCGTAGTTCTCGTTATTGATGTACTCGTTAGCGTGTTCGTCGTTTTTGTAAAGGTCGAAACTTTCAAGAGCTACCTCTTTTAAGTCTCTACCGTAAAAATATTTGTCTTGTCCTTTGTGTCTGATTTTTAATTCTAGCATAATTAGTTCTCCTTTGTTTTATCTATACTATTATTATACATAGTACTATGTATAAAGTCAAGCGTTATTTTAAAGTTTTTTCAATTTTTTTATAATATTCATAAAGTTTCAATCCGTTACGTAGTGCAATGTTTCCGACGTCCACTTTATTCTTTCGGTAATAGTCAATCTGTTGGGTTGATACTCCCGAGTTTTTGCTAATGTTGTAACTTGTTAATTTTGAGTTTAATAGTTTTTCAATAGCTTCAATCATAACCCCACCCCCTTAATAGTCCGACTTACCTGTTATTTTGTAAGTTGCTTTTATTTTGTTAAGGTGGTTAATTACTATTTCTTTGTATTGTTCATCTTCCAACGCCCCAACGTACTCGTCGTATAAGTCGTCGTCCATAACGCCTCCGTTATCTTCTCTTACAACGTTCTCCGTGTACTCTATTTCGTCGTTTATAATATCATAGCTTACATTATTTTGTATCACCTCGATTAATGCGCTGTAGTTTACACCTTTATAAGTTTCACCGTTTACTTTTAATGTTAACATTTGTATATATCTCCTTTTGTTTTGTTTCTACACTTATCATTATACATAGCACTATGTATAAAGTCAAGTGCTTTTTTAAAAAAAGTTAAAAAAAATAAACCCCCGAATTAATCGGGGGTTGTAAGCCTTAGAAAATAAAGCAATCAACTAAATAGTCGTCCTCTATCCATTGTTGGGCGGTAGGTGAACCAATTCTACTCCAACCGCCTTTTTTCTCATATACATATACCTCTGTTCCTCGTGGTAAAAACTCTTTGTCTTTGCTACCTTCGTTTGGTTCCGTCTCAACTTGATAGTCAAGACTTAAGAATCCGCGGTAATAAGGGCGTTCCCTGTTCGCTAGTTCGGTGTATGTATTTAATATATCAACCTCGCTAGTATTAGACGTTACACCCTGTTCAATATCTTTCTTGAATTGCTCTTTTGTAACGCCCCATTTTGCTAAATAAGGATACGGGTCTACATGGTCGGAGTAGTTGTTAGGTTGGTTATTTGTACAGTAATAATGCGTTTTAATTCCCTCTAATGAGTTACTATCAAGTGTGACAGGGATACCGCCTTGAGTTGCTAAGTCGCGTAATACTTGGACGTAAATTTCGTAATCTCGTCTAAATTCCTCATAAGTTTGGTGGCTTTCGATTAATTCAACCGCGCCGTAGGTTTCGTTATTCCACTCACCACCAACGTCCCAAGCGCCTTGACCTACATACGCCGTTTGGTATACTTTACCGTTTCCGACTACATGTGTGTAAAAACCACTACTTAAGTCTTTATTAGACATATAAGTTGCCTCTCCGCTTGCTTTACTTGTTGGGTTCCCTGTAGAATGTGCGTGTACTTGTCTATAAGGCGCCACGCCAACCTGTGGGGTTTGTCGTAAATATGTTGTATCCTCTGTATAAGTCAATGTTTTAACCTCCTCGTCGTCTTTAAATACGGGTCTTATCCACCCAATCACGCCGGTAAAATCTCTCTCGTTGAATCGAGCCGGCGCACCGTTAGTAAGCGCGTCAGCGTTACCGTCTATATTTTGCTCTAACGTTTGGATAGTATATCCGTCGCTATCTTTGAGTACTACACCGGTGTGACCGTATTTGTGATAAGGCACACTCATTACAAATACGTCTCCGGCTTGGGGGTTAACCCCCGGGGCGTCGTATATAACCGTCAGCCCCTGTTTTTTTGCGCTATCTAGTAAATCTATAGCGTTTCCGGATAATCTAACACCCCAGAACTTATCAAGATAGAAATTAATTAAGTCAACGCATTGACTACCGTAATATCCGTCAAAGTCGTGAGGTTTATTCACCTCGTTTTGTAGAAAAGTCACCGCTTGTGTTTTGGTTGTCATACTTGTTCACTCCTTGCGTTAATAATTGGTGTAGACCTACACTAGCAAGCCCACTTGTTACGGCTGCAGCGTCTTTAAAGACGTACCAACCTACTAAGCCCCCGACTATACCTAACACACGCGGTATTAATTCTGACGGGAAAGCTTTCCACTCTTTTAACGCCTTACCTAAAAGCGTTAATAATAATACTACTAATGAAACTAATAATGGTTGTATTTCTGACATAATTTTATCCTCCTTAATTTAAGTTTGTTGGGAACGGTTCATCGGTAATATAAGAGAATTCGTTAATATATACGGATTTAGAAACCTGTAATTCTACATCAATACTTAACTCAACTGTTATTCTGTTGTTAGATACATTTGTAATAATTCTTCCCAATTCTCGATTATTTTTTGATGAAAAAATAGGCGAATTATTTGTAACTGACCCAAAACCACCACTAATTTCTTTATCTAGTATAGAATAGATGTTCTCAACAATAATAAAATCACCGTTTTCATTTCTAAATCTAACGTGCACAGTATTTGCGATACGTCTAATTTCTACAATATTTTCAGCGATTGCATTTTCACCACTTACTTTTAACCACCCAGTATCTTGAGTTTGCCCCACAGACGGTTTATTCTCAAGAGCTAAGACGCGGTCACTTAAGGTTTTATCGTTATACGGTGCCGGAATAGTCTTTTTAAAGTCTTCAAAGTCAACGCTTGATACTTTGTTGTTAAGTTCACCATTGAACGCCACAAGGTCGTTTTTAGTAGCGAAGTCAGTAGCGTTAACTTTTGGCGCGTCCTCTAACGTTTTAACTCTGTTACTTAAATCTGTGTCGTCGTATACAGTATTGTTGTCGGGTCTTTGTTCCAACTCACTAACTCGACGTTTCAAGTCTGAATCGTCGTACGCTGTACCGTTGTTAGGTCTGTTTTCTAACGCCTCAACACGAGTTTTTAGGTCAGTATCGTCGTATACTATAATGTTATCAGTTTTAGTTTCTAACGCCTCCAATTGTTCTTTAACTCGTCGGTCGTCGTATGGCGCCGGTAGGTCTTCCGTTCTGACGTAGTCTTTTTGTGTGTCTTCAATAGCTTTCAGCCTGTTTTTAACGTCTGTGTCATCATAGACCGTGTTATTGTCCGGTTTACTTTCAAGAGCCTCAACACGCCCTCTTAAGTCGCTATCGTCGTAGACTGTATCTTTATCAGATTTGTTTTCTAGTTCCGAAACTCGACGTTTTAAGTCCGCGTCGTCATATACTGTATCATTGTCAGCTTTACTTTCAAGAGCAATTACACGTCCTCTAAGGTCTGAATCATCATAAATTGTATTATTGTCGGGGCGTTCCTCTAAAGTTGCCACTCTTTGCCTTAATGCTGTATCGTCGTATAGCTCTGATTTTTTAGCGTAAATTTCATCCGCTCTATTTTCAGTTAAAACACCCTCTACAGTTGATACTGTTAACCCTTTTAACGCCTCTTTAAGTTCGTCTTTAGTGACAACATCTAACTTATCAACAATGATACTGTTGTTGAAATAACGCTCTTTAACGGCGTAAGTGTGTAACTTGTCAATTTCAGATACTTTGACTTTAAATTTGAAACGGTAAAAATCTGTTGTGCGTTCCTCGTCGTCTAAATACAAGAAACAAACAACCGTTTCGTCTTGCGTGATTAATGTTGTATCAAAGGCAACTTTAATCTTATTATCTTCAATAGTTCCAAGTACTTTCCACACTGACATACTATCCATGAATTTAAACATTGCGTAGGGCTTTTCATTGCCAAGTTTTACGTTGGTAACCTCGAACTCGAATAACCCGTTATTTTTATCGTGTGAATACAGTTCACAAAGACTGTCTTCTGTTTTTCTAACTTGTGTCGTACTTTCAATCGGTAATTTAATTATTTTTTTCATATCTTTAGTCCTTTCTAATAGGTAGTTCCGTGTAGCGTTTGTATAGCGCCTCTATCTTCCCGTTGCCACCTATCTCCTTGTAATTTGTATATAAACCGGATAACTCTTCAAAGTCGTCGCGTGTTGTGTAACCCTTGAGTATTGCCTCCCCTAAATCTTGGTGCAATCTGTAAGAAATGATACTTTTATTTGAACGCCTGTTTTGTCGTCCAATCTCGGTAACCTCCTCAACTTGGGTTTGTGTTTTTTTTACTTCGTTACTTAAACTTTCTATTTGTCCTATAAGTCGTTTATTTCCCTTATCTAGCCACCATTTAACCGCCGGTAAAATCACAACGGTTAACGTTTGTGATACGATAAATAAAACATTTTCAAGCATTTATCCTCCTTTCTCGCCAAAAACAAAGAGGGCTGTTAAGCCCCCTCTTTTGCTAGGTGTTCTAGTTCCATATCAATTAAGCACTCTTTAACTTTTTCTTTTAAAAAGTTTGGAACTTGCGCGAATGTACGTTTTCCTTTTGCTATATTAATTGCGAATAACATTGCCATCATTATTTTCACCTCCTTTATTTTGATTTTCAGTTTCAGCAAGAGCACCACCCCCTACTTGTGTTATTAAGTCCATTAAAGAGCCTTGTGTAATATCAAGCTCTTTTTTGACTTTATCAAGTTCAGCTAATTTAGTGTCTACTAGTTTTAATTTTTCATCGACTTTTGAAAACTTTTCATTTTCAGCCCTGTTTGGATAGGTGTCTTGGTAAAATTGTTCTAAGACTAAAAAAATCAGCTCGTCTTCTGACTTTTGCGTATGGTTCCCATCTAAAATTTTCGTGATAATCGTTAAATTATCCTCGCTGTTAATCTGAACCCTTGTTTTAATTATTTCGATATCTTTAAAAATCGCACTCGTCCACGACAATTTATACATTTTCTTTCACCTCTTTATTTTTTTCAAACGCGTCATTAACTTGAATAAGTTCGCGTCGTTGCCACTCGGTTAAACTCTGTGCTAGTATTCCAACCATGATAAATGGCGGTAATTGTTCCTCCATTGCTGTTACCTCTAAAAATTTATAAATGTTGTTTTTTGCCGTCGCAATTTTAAGCTCTATTGGTTTCTCCATTATGTTTACCTCCTAACCACTTACTAAAATACCTTGAACAAATTTTAAATATCTACCACCAACGTTTATTGTTTTGGTCACACCGCCTACATACGAAGTCCCAGTCTCCGCAACGCTTAAACGGTCTATATAAGCAGTCCTTACTTGAAGTGGTTGGTGGAAATATGACCTATAAGTTCCGCCCTCGTCTTTTTTAATTTCAAATAACGGGGCGTAACCTGTAACTTGTGAACCGAACGCGCTGAAATCTTGCCAAGTGTAGACCCCGAACGCTTTGGTGTCGTCCGTTAAAACAATATCAAAGGTGTTTTGTCTGAAACTTTGTCCTAAGTGTGTGAATGTTCCTATTGTTCCAATTAGTGTATTGTTGTTGTATATTTTTAACCCCTCACTCGTTAATGAGATTTTTTTATATTTATTTTGGTAGCTGTCTTTCTCTAAAATATCTAAGGTTTCGTTATTGAAACTAAAATATTTATTGTAATTGTTCCAAGCAATGATTATATCCTCCGCGCTTTGTTTAAACACGGTACCTATATTTTGGGTTTGTGTTTTTGTCAATTTACGAAAAGCATAATCCACTTCGTAGACTCTTACGTTTTTAATAACCGGGTTTGCATAATTAAATATTAGTGTAATTATTGAATTACCAAAATTGCTAACCGAAACGACATTATCTTTATTTTTTAACGGAAATTCAACATCAGAATTACCGCTAAAATTACTAAGTGCGTTATTGTACCAAAAACTTTTATTACTTACGTCTCCGTCTACATCAAAATATAAAACTAAGTCTTTACCTTCTAACTTTTTATTAAGTGTAATAACTAGCCATTTGTTAACACTTGGGTGTATTGTGTGCGTAACGTATAAATTACCTTGTAAAGTTTCCGTAAAATCACCCTCGTAAATTCTAACGTTTTTTATCGTCGTATTTGTTCCTAACGGATAAAAATTAACCCTATCTTGTTGTGTTGGGAACTTAACAACCCAAAAGTTAGTATTATTCATAATAGGTTTCTTAGTATTTCCGGACGCGTTGTAAATTCCTGTTTCTTGCTTTCCTCTTAACCCCGAAGTATCAGCTACAATAGTGTAAGGTGTATTAGGTTTCAAAGGTACGCTAGGATAAAAGTATGCGTCGTTATTAGTTGTTGTTCGTTTGTCTTTTGACAAGTCCGGCGCAGTATCGCCCAATATTTGCGTCGTTTCTTTTACGTAACCTATTTCTGACCTAAACTCACTTAGCGTACTTTCAAATTTTTTATAACGTTTAATCGTTTCTTTAATCTCAACAACATCAGGAACGTTTTCCATTCTTGCATTTGCAACTGTATTTGAGTCTTTGTAAGTTACCAACACAATAACATCTAATGCTATCGGGTACTGTTGTTCCTTATCACCCCAGCTAAGATTAGTTATTAACCCTGTATTGTCAACGTTGGCGTTCCAAAAATTACTCCAAGTGTTCAAAATACCGCCCTTGAATTTAATTCGAGCGTTAAATCCATCAGTTATTTTTTGTCCGTCATAAAACACATCTAAATAACCCTTAACACCATTTGTTACGTTGTTGATGTATGTTCCTTCAAGTCTCAAATTAGCTGTCAAACTGTGTCCGTCCGTTCCATTGCGACCATTAGCTCCATTCTCACCTTTAATCTTAACCCACTTATAACGACGATAATCGTTACTGTCATTAATTTCAAAGTCAGTGTACGTTCCTATATATTCTTTGTTAGTGCTGTTAGTTGTGCTAAAATCACGGTCACCCGTTGCGCTGTTAGAATACGCTGTATGTAAATAGCTAGTTCTACCGTCGGAACCTCTAGCACCCGGCACCCCTTGTGCTCCGTCTTCACCCTTAATCTTGCTCCAAGTGTAAGACGTTGGCGTTGTTGGTGCTGTTGCGCTAGTACCGGTATAAATACCTATATACTTTAAATTTGAGTTATCACTCATAGGCGACCCATTGGCATTATCACTGTACTTACGGTAAATATAACTACTTACGCCGTCTCTACCGTTCTCGCCTTTGATTTTAACCCATTTGTACTTTCTATAATCATTACTATCGGCAATCTCAAAATCGCTGTAAGTACCGATATATAATTTATCGCTACTGTTTGTTGTGCTAAAATCTCTATCTCCAGTAGGGCTGTTAGCGTAAGCTGTATGGAAGTAAGGTGTTCTTCCATCAGCACCTTTAGCTCCAGGTACTCCGTTTGCTCCGTCTTCTCCTTTTATCTTCGACCATAAATAACTACTCGCAGTTGTTGGTGGTGTCGGGCTTGTTCCTGTGTATATTCCTATATACTTACGATTTGAATTATCGTCCATATTAGCACCGTTTGAAGAGTCACTGTACTTTCTATGAATGTAATTACTTACGCCGTCACGACCTCGTAAGTCTTCGTAAGCTGGAGACCATTCGGTTGAGGTTGTGCCTTCTTCTAGTTTTACTTCAGTGATAAATAATATAGCTTGTTGATTGTTTGTAGAGCCGTTATTATCAAATCTCAAGAAAGCTTCATCCATTTCACCACTATTAAATCTAATATTTTTAACAGCTTCTATTCCATTTGGGGATAATTTTCTACTATTAATTATAGGTGCTGGTCTAGTGAATATTGTAAAGTCTGAAGTTTCATTATTTCTTCGTCCTAGCACGTGTAAATCCATACTAGATACATTAGCGCTAGCAAAGCCTTTGAATGAAATTGCATATTCTGTATTGCGTTTCAATTTAATTCTATGAGTTCTTATGAAATTCTCTCTAGTAGTTGAGTTAGGTAAACACATTAGTTTTTTTCCCCCGTTGTAATAATAAGGATGTGTCCTTACTTCCCAATCTCCACCCCATGAGTGTCCTTCTTTTTTAAGTGGTTCACCACTTTCCCGTAACAGATTTTCATTTACAGACTTACCGTCCGCACCATCCGCACCATCTCTACCGTCTTCCCCCTTAACCTTAAACCACTTATAAGCAGTCTTATCAGTCGGTTGTGTTGGAGATGTAGTTCTTGCAACTCCCATGTACTTTTTAGGTTCACGCCCGAAACTCGTACCGTCAGAGTAGTCTGAATATACTATATGTGTGTATTTGTCGTTAGTAATCGACGTTTGTTGTAAGTCAAACCAGTCAAAGTCACTTGCTATTGGTTCCCCCTCTTTAAACACGTAACCAAAATAACGGTATTTATGGTATTGCGCCGGTTCGTTAACCGGATAGTCACTATAACGCTTATCACCCTCGTAAATTGTAAACCAGTCAATTTGAATCCCTGTCCAGTCTTCATCTTCCGGAACTAACACAAACTTAAATAACACGTCGTCAACATCGTTTGTCGTTGTAAATGTGATTGACTTGGTTTCCAGTCCTCTGAATTCCAGTTGACCCCAGCTGTACTCTTCACTAGTTCTATTATTTCTAAAATAAGCCCACAACTTATTACTATTTCCCTTAGCTCGAGCGGTTAGCGTGTATTTAGTGTTTGGTTTAAAGCTAAGAAACATGTTAGCTTGCCATATATCGCTAATATCATTATCGTTGACAATATTCACACGTGGTCTATTCTTAGCGAATAGCTTAGCATTTTCATCCGGTTCAATAAGTGTAAAGTCAATACCGTTTAAGCTGTTAGAATAAGCTTTATATAGCTTACCGTCTGACTTAATTTTAGTCCAACTATATTCACTAGCGTTAGTAGGTGGTTGTTGTTTGTCACCTGTATAAATACCTATATATTTTAGTGTTGAGTTGTCACTCATGTTTCTACCGTCGGGGTAATCGCTGTATTTCTTGTGAATATATGAGTTGATACCTTGTAATTGAGACTTCTTGGTTTCAAATACCTTAGAGCTTTCCTGTTGAGTAATTTGTCGTATACCGTCAGCGTCTATTGTTAAGTCGTTGACTAACTTTTTAACGCCGTCTTTAGTGACATATTCTTTTGAAATATTTGACTTAATGCTGTCTTTTAATTTTGTGAAAATGTTTTGAGTTGTAACCTGTCCGTCTTCAAATTGTTGCGTAAAGCTTTCATCACTTATAATTTGGTTAATAAAAGCCTTATCTATAAGTGCGTTTTTAATTTCAGCGAAGTTCAATTTTGCTTGAATAGCCTTGATTAATTCAGCCTCGGTTATTATCGTTTTAAGGCGCCCAATATCACCCTCCACGGCGTCTAATATTTTCGTTTTGACTACATCGGGGATAGTACCGTCTGCCTCGAATAACGCCCTTTTAACCTCGAGCGCACCTTTTGATTTTTCCTCTAGTTCCAACATCTTATCTTCAATACCTTTTCTATCGAGTTTCAGTAATTCAGATAAATTTTTTTGTATCTTAAAAGCGTCGGTGAAACTTTCAGTTATTTTCTCGTCTATTTTCTCTTCGAGTTGACTAAGGCTCTTAATCTGTCCGAAATTAGCTACTTTTAAAGCCCCGAAACTGATTTTTTTATACCTCTTAGACATAGGGCTGAACTCGTAAGCTACAACCTTTAACCTTTTGTCAATATCAAACTCAACGTTACGGAACCATACTGTATCGAAGAGATTCACACGCTCTTGGTTTCTGTCGATAACGTTAACTGTTAAGTTATCACTTGGAAAGTCTACTAACGTGTCTCTAAAATACTTTTTACCGTATTCAATTAATTGGGCTTGGTTTGTGATAGTTTTACTATTAACTTTTAAGTAGTTAGTGTAGATACGCGGATATGCGTTAATATTAGGGCTGTCAACGGTCGCGGTGATAGTTTGTTTATTGTTTCCCTCACCCTCTACCTCGACGCTTAATTTAAGCCTTGTAGTGATATTCTCGGTACTAATCGCATTATCTAAATTTTTCACGTTTTTCTTATTCATGAAAAGTATTTCAGTATCAACACCGGCACGAGCTTTTAAGTCAACTAAAAAGTTATCTCTTATCAGTTCACCGCCCCACTGTCCAAGTATTGAGTGTTTGTCTTTACTTAATACTTTTCCGGCTGTAGTGTTGGTTAAATTTAGCGTGTGCATTGTAGCAACATCACTATTAAATATAAAACTATGTTGTTCTGTTGTGCTACCGGCTAACGCCTCCATTACACGGCGCCCAGTAGCGTTACTAACCGCTAAGTTATCAACACCAATAAAATTAAGGTCGTCTGTGATATGTTTGGCGTAGACCCTAACATATCCGTTTATTTTATTGATTTTTTTGATTTTAAATAGCTGTAAACCTCTTGTATCGTCAGCCTTAAGGATAGTTTCACAAGTTAAATGTTTCCATATACCTAACCTGTCTACAGGGAATCTAAATTTTAAATAGTACTCCGCGTTTGCTTTTTGATAAATTGTATCGTCGTAAGCATTTGACAACGGGAAACCGTCGTTATAATTATCTGTCGCAATATATATCATCTAATACGCCACCTCGGTTCAATCGTAATTTTAGTTATTCCGGCGCCAAGTACTACTGGCTGTAACCCGGGTTCAATTTCAAAAAAACCACCTCGAGTACTCGAGATAGTTAATTGATTATTTTTGTTTAATACATGTTGTTCACGGTGTTTACACTCGATAACCATACGAGTATCAAGGTTTAACCGCATAGTCTGACCGCCAATAGTTAAGGTAGTGTTTCCACTACCTTCGACTATTATTTTAGGTTCACTTTTCCAATTACCTATGTTTGTTATGGTTCCGGAACGCGTAAAAACTTGTGACGGCGCATTTTTAAGGTATTTAAAAGGCTGTACATCACATTGGAATTTACATTGCCATTGATTATCCGCTAATCTTTTAACCGAAACGGTATTTTTAAAGTCTATATATATATAGTGTTTTGGTCTCGTCCATAATTCCAATTTCATATTAAGCCCATAGAATCTACTAATAAGCATATCCATTTTTTCAAGGCTGTTACATTGGAAAGTAAACGTTCTTGAGTACGTGTCAAACGCCTCCTCGAAAATATTAACATTTCCGTTAGCACCGTATGAATTTTCACTAGAAAAACGGGGTTTATTGGAACGCTCTTGTCCGCTATCTATTAAATATATACCGTCCTCCGCTGTTATGTTCCACCCGTTTAAAATAAAGTAATTCATTAAATAATACCTCCTTCGTCGATTAAATTGTTAAGCGGTGAATATATCGCCTCGCCAAAATGCTCGCCGTCGACATTCATTACACCTCTAAACTCAATGTTAGCGAACGCCGTTGTCAACTCATCAAATTTACTATTTAAGAGTCTAAACGGGTTACTTGTTTCGCTATCAAAATTAACGTTACCGTATGCGTTAAAGTTAGTATCAAAGTCACCTTGCCATGAATCTTGCAACTTGTTAGCAAGTTCTGAAACACTTTCAACCGCAACATCTGACGCTTGGTTAACCCCAAGTGCCACACCCTCGGGAATTGCGTGTCCGACTGTTTTCGCAAAAACTTTAGACGGTGAGTTAATACCTAAGAAACTTTTAGCACTTTCGACTAAATTACTAAAGAAATTTCGAACTTGGCTGTAAAACCAATCTGTCGCGCTAACAATACCGTTCCATACACCCTCGACTATGCTACTACCTATACTAGTTACGCTAGACCATAACGAGCTAAGACCACCGCTGATACTAGACCAGACCCAAGACCCGAACCCGGAAACCCTGTTGGCGCCTTGTTGGAACCATGATACAAGTTGATTAAATTTCTCATTAAACCACCCCGTAGCATTAGACCAAAACGAACCAAGTGAACCGGTAATACCGCTCCATATCCAAGAGCCAAAACTAGCTATTTTGTTCGGTAAGTCACGGAACCAAGAAACGAGCTGATTAAATTTCTCGGTGAACCAAGACGTAGCACTATACCACATAGACCCTAAAGACCCGGTTATACCTTGCCATATCCAAGTCCCGAATTGTGCTACCTTGTTAGGTAGTTCTTTAAACCAACCTACTAATTGGTTGAATTTCTCGGTAATCCATTGTGTTAAACTTTGCCACCAAATTGAAAAGCTACTAGACATAGCTTGCCACCAAGTAGAGACAGTCTCGCTAACCTTAGTTGGTAAGTCTTTAAAGAATTGAATCACATTTTCAATTTTTTCACCAAGCCACGTTAACAATGCAACTCCGAACGCCTCGAATCCGGTAACGAGTATACTCCACCAAGTCGAGACCGTTTCACTAATCTTAGTTGGTAAGTCGGTAAACCATTGTACAACCTCGTCCCACTTTTGGGAAATCCAATCTGAAAATTGTTGCCACCAGTTGCTTAGACCGTCTACCATGTAATCCCACCAACCGGAAACCGTATCACCTATACTACTAGCGTTATCGCTGAACCATTGAATAAAAGCGTCCCACTTTTCAGAAACCCAATTACCAATGCTTTCGAACCAACCACCTATAGCGTCAGCCACCTCGCTTAAACTCATTCCTAAGAATAGACCGCTAAGCATATTAGCAATATAAAGAGGTAAGTCAACAAAAACAAGCTCTAAACCACCAGTAAAGGCACTCCATATTAACGAGAATATGTTGCCCCAACTAATCCCACCTATAGAGTCTCCAACTTTACTAATACTTTCACGAATAAGTTTACCTAACGTGGCTCCAATATCGCTATAATCAGTATCTTTAATACGGTCGACTAGCATTTTAGCAAGGTCGACTATCTTGTTAACAATCCAAGCTAGCGCACCACCTAAGTCAAAACTTTTGAACCCCTCGACGATTTTACTGTTAACCTCTTTTGATATTCCGTTCCAGTCTGTCTTTTTGAAAAACTCAAAAATACCGTCGACTAATTTTGCGAAACCTTTAACGACGTCAGAAATAAAGCTACTTCCAACCTCGAAACCTTTTAGTAATTTTTTCACAAAAGAGGATAAGTCAAAGTTAGCTATATTTTCACCTAACTTAGTTAGACCGTCTTTAAATTCACGCCCCCACTTACCGAGCATTTCAGTAACTGATAGTTTACCGTCGAAAACGTCGTTAACGTCTTTCATAAGACCAGTTAATGCTTGTCGTAAAGGAGCTACACCTCGTGACCCTATCATTAACAAATTATCTTCCAGTTGGTCTAACTGACCGTTGAAAGTTTGGGCTTGTTTTTGCATACCGCCACCGAACGTCTTGTCCATTTGGTCGACTAGTTTCGGTAAGTACTCGTCTGACAACAACTTACCTTGTGACGCCATTTGCATTAATTCAGCTTTACTTTTCCCGGTTGCTTTTGCTAGCATATCCCAAGCCGGAATCCCACGTTCCAGTAATTGGTTCATTTCCTCGGTTTGAATCTTACCTTTGGCGCTCATTTGTTGATACGCCGTAGCTATTCCCTCCGCCTTTTCAACGTTACCTTGGGCGCTATCACCTATTACTTGCATGGTCTTAAATAGTTGGTCGCCGTTTAAATCGGCTATTTTAAGTTGTTGAGCAAATTTTTGCGTGCTGTTAAAGTCAAACGGCGTCTCTTTTGCGAATTGTTGTATTCTAGATAACATCTCTTGACCCTTTTCAGCACTTCCCATTAACACTTCCCAGTTGATTTTCGCTTGGTCTAAGTTTTTAGAGTATTCAAAAACCGCTTTAGTTCCTAATGCTGCACCTACACCTGCTAACATTCCCGGTATACCGGTTATACTACTTTTAAGACTACTAAACGCACTTTTAAGACCGTTAACGGTACCTTTCACGGCGCTCCCCATTGATTTTGCACCGTTACTAATAGAATGAAACGCGCTTTTTAATCTCGAAGACGCGCTATTTCCTGTTCCACCAAGTTCGCGTAAGCTGTTATTAGTCCTTTTAATGCTACTAATAGCACTATCGAAAACTTTAGGGTCGATTATATTTCTACCACTAACCTTATATTTAGAGCTTTGTAAGTCTCTTAAATTAGCTTTCAACTCTGATAGCCTTTGATTGACTACAGACGTGTCAATACCGGGTTTGATTTTCACTTTATCGAGCGCGCTTATTTCTTGCTTGATAGCTTTAATCGACGCGTCGAAAGTCTTAAGGTTTAATTTAGCACCGGTCTTACCACCTACTAAGATTTTTAAGTTATTCAACTTTTCAATCTCGCTAGTTATCTTTCGCGAACTCTTTTCAAAGTCTTTGCCAAGCCCCTCGCTAGCTTTCTTACCGTTACCGTGAATCTTATCCCATAATTTGGCGGTTGCGTTTGTCATCCTGTCAATGATACGCTCGAATAAACTACCAGTACTCTTAGCACTTTCACCAACCTCGGTTAATCCTTTCTTAGTCTCACTAAGACCTTTAATTTTCAATGTTCCGTATATATCGAATAATTTCATATTAATTTACCTCTTTGAAAATTTCTTCTATTTCCGACTTTTCAAAGTCTGAAATTACTACACTCATACGTTTTACTTTGTTTAGGTACTCAATATAAGTCACCTCGGGTTTCGAAGACATATACATTTCACGAGTAACAACACAAGCGCGTTCACTTGCTATACATGAATACATTTCTAACAATTCCTTATGACTAGCGCTATTAACCAACATAAAACCGTACTCTTTAACCAAGAGCCAGTAAAGGTCTAGTTCACTAAAAAAGCGTCCCTCGACGTTGTCAATAGTTAAAAAATCATCATACGAAATTGATAGATACTTACGCACTGGGTAATGCGTCGTTAATGATAGCAATCGCGGTCATGAAATTATCTTCCGTAAATTCCTCTACCGTTTCTTTGTCAATCTCGAAACCTATAGAAATAATTTCAACTAAGTCGTCGTAATTTGTTTCAACTAAAACTTTATTAATTTCAGTTGTTAAAAGTAACATATAGTTAAGTAAAATAGTTTTAAACTCGTCTTTAAATTCCGGGTCGTTTTCAATGTACCACTCGAATTTTTTCTGTTTTGCTTTCGGTATTTTTTTAATTTTTTCGTGAACACGTTCACCCAGTTTAGTTGCCGGGTCGCTGAATTTCATAAACTCTAAGTTTCTAAAATGTGCTTTTCTGTCAATGTTTTTACCTCGAGCCAGTTGCATAAACTCGAATAGCTTACGCCCTTTTAGTTCAATTTTGCTATATTCTTTACCATTAACGACAATCGTCGTTGAAAGTTTTTCATCTGTCATATTGTTTTACCTCCAAAATAAAAAGAGGGTTGTTAACCCTCTATGTAATTATCCATGTTTCTTAACAGTATATAAGCGCCAAGGTACCTCCGTTGGTTTCGTTGGGTCGTAAAGACCTTGTACCTCGAACTCAACTGTTAACTCACTTTTATCACCGAACGACGTTTTAAACGCGTTTGATTTTGATACGTTAAATAAACGTAATACAAGACCGTTGCGCTCTAGGTCTAAGAATCGTAATTCTAAGTACTCTAATGTGTCCTCCTTAGTGATAATAGGTTGGCGTTGGTACTCTTTAATAGTTAAGTCAGCCTCTTGGAATCCGTGAGTAGTAGACGTTGAAACCTCTTTAAGCCCGAAAAAGTCTTTGTAATTTTTGTCGTCCACCTCTAATAAAGACCCTTTAATTTTAGCGTTTAATTTTGTGTAGTATTCAGTCCCGGCAATCGTTCCTAACGCACCGTCACCCATTGCTGAACCTTTTTCAACTACCTCCTCGAATGAAACCCCCTTAGTCCAACCTAAGAAACGAGCGTCACCCTCTTTTGCCTTAACGTATACTTGCGCTGTAGTACCTTTTAAGATATTGGCAACGTCGTTAATTTTGGCACCTACTGTAGATTTTAATGTTTCTGTCATGCTTAAATTTCCTCGCTTTCGTAGTAATTAACCGGTATCGCTAACGAGTGAACGTAGTGTAGTTGAGTATTACCAACCTTGTTAATTTGGGGTTGATAAAAATTAATCACTTTGCCACTCGCTTTAACGCTACCGTTAAATTTGCAATAATCTATTATTTCGTTTAATTTCTCATGGTGTTGTTTCATCATAGACTTTTTAGAGTATAAAAAGACCGTCGCCATCCATTGCTCGCAATTCTCGTCTATATTAATTAAATCAAGCTCGAGCACCCCGAACTGGTCAACATTTATCTCTTGTTGGTGTTCTGTGTATATATTAGGTAGTTTATTCTTTAGAAAAATTATTATATCTTGTAATATCATGATTTGAACTCCTGTACCGCTCTTTGTATACCTTTCTTAACGTGGTGAGTTCCCTCGAAATGCTTAGTCCCTAACTCTTGGAACTTAGCATAATGAATCTGTCTGTCACCCTGTCCTATAGTTAGCGTTAACTCGTCTGTAGACTTATCAACCTCATACTCGGTCGAATTTCTCATTTTTGACGTATCAACACGCGAAATATTGTACGCCTCTTGTCGTCCAATCTCACCGGCTCTACTTAGTTTTTTAAATAGCTTATCGGTGATTTTCTCGTTAACCTCTACCGTGTTTACTTCAACTTTTATCATCTAAAAATAGCATAGTACGATTAAAGAAAGTCTCATAAGGTATGATTTGAGTAACGCGCCACTCATTAACGCCGTTAGAAATATACAAGTCTTTCGTGCTAGTTTCTAACACCTCGTCGACAACAACACGTAAACCATAAACTTTAGTAGAGTATTTATCCTCGTTTAAACCTACTACCGCTAAGTGGGGCGTACCACCTACAATAGTTTTTAACGGTTGTTTCTCGGATATAACCTCTCCCCAATCATTACTAGCCTGGTTATTTTTGCGGTAAAGCTCGTAAGTGTGTCGTCTTGCTAGCATTTCAAGAACCTTAAAACAGTACGTTTGTTACGTTTGTTTTCATTCTCAAGATACTTTCTAAACTCGCTTTCGTATTGATTAAAAAAGGCGTCGTCCCGAAGTATAGACTTACTTAATACGTCCTCCTTAACAATGCTAGCGTCTTCTGTTCCTCTTTTTCTAAATTTATAAACTACATATTCAACCGCTATATATTCAAATTGACTTGGGAACTTTACAGCCCCAAGTCTATTTAAAATCTTTTGTTTTGCTTGTTTTTCGTAGATAGACAACAAACTATCTTGACTATCATTAGTCAACCCAAGCAAAACTTTAACATCATCTATCATTTAATCACCTCTTACGCTTTTGGCGCTACTTTAGTACCGCTTTTCTTAGCTGTTGGGGCTTTTTTCGCAATCGTAATAATCTTAGGTTGATTTTTTTGTAGCACGAACGCACCTGTATAAAGTAGTTGTTGTAAGTATACTCCGAAACGTCCGGCACCAAGTCTACCACTTTCGAACTTGTCTACTTGTACTGGTGACGCTAACACGTTATCTACTGTTAACACGGCGTCTACTGAATTATTACCTGTGTTTAAAATTTTATTAGGTACTTTAACAACAATAGCACCGTCTAACTCACCAACAACACCTTTGTAGCGTACATTGTTGTCACGGTCTCCTTGTGGTAACTCAACAATACGTTTCTTAATTGCTTTGTAGAAAGTCGGTGTAACGAATAAGTAACGCGTTCCACTAGTTGCTAACTCGTCTAATTCAGCCCCGGCATCTAATACCGCGTCGTATTCTTTAGTTTCAACCGGAATCACGTTTTTAGACGCGTTCTCGATAACTGTAGCGAATCTTAACTTGTCTAAGTACGGCGCTACAATCTTGTTAGTTTGTTTTGCTACTTGGTATTTCTCGACTTCTGTGTTAAGGTCTTTAACGTCTAAGTCGTCGATTTGTAGACCCCAGTATTTCTCAATATCTAAAACGTAGCTAGTTTCATCAGCTTGTAACGTTGTAAGTTCGTTAGCTGTATTACGTTGATAGTCTCTTAATTCAGCCTCGTTAGTTTCTAATACTGTGAACGTTCTACCGTTTAATAAAATAGAATCGTCTTTTAAAATCATTGGCGTTGAATACGCGTTATAAGGTATTACCTCTTTGATAACCCCTAAGTGTTTGTCTTGAACATGTGTTTTTTTAATTTCTGTTGGCATATTGTCTTAATTCCTTTCTTATTTCCATACTTCCCAACTCTCTGTGACAGGTGTGTTGCCACGGGTTGGTATTTCGCTTTTGTTTTTTTCTTTTAAAATTGCCTCCACCGTATCGTTTACTAATTTCGATAACGTCTTAATGGCGTCTTGTGTTTGTTCAGCGTCAGAACGTACAACAAAATCTAAGATTTGCTTATTAGACGGCAGGTTATTTTCGTTCAGAATTTCGGTAGCTACTTTTTCCATTTCGTAACGTTCCTTAAACGCCTTAGCCTCTTCAAGTTGAGCTTTAACTTTGTCAAGCTCATATTGTAATTTCTCGTTTTCGTTCATTTTGCTTAGTCGTTTGCTTTCACTCTTTTTCTCTTCTTCTGCTTTTTTGAACTCGTCTACAGCTTTAGAACGTTGTTGAGAAATCAGCTTGTTGATATGGTCTTGTTGTTCCTTTGTGAACTCAACCTTAACTGGCTCTTTACTCTCCTCTTGCACTTGCGCCGGTGCTTTTTGCTCTTGTTGTTGTTCCTCTTGTGTATTTATTTCGTTTGGCATATTGTTTTCCTCCATTTATACTCCGTATGAGTTTATTTTTTCGGTTATACTCCGTATGAGTAAGCCTTTTAACGCCTTGCTTAGGGCAAAATAAAAAGCCAACCATTTCTGATTGACTTAAGTTTTTAGGTATAATAAAAAGCCAACTAAAATTAGTTGACTTATTCCCAGTGGTGACCGCAGTTATTACAAACCTTGTAACCCTCCACCGTGTTAATTATTTGTTTTTTCTTTGGTAGTAGCATTTTAAACGGTATTACTAGTAACCCTAAAATAAAGTATAAGAAAAACCATTTAATAGGTACCCACCACCAACCTATGGCAACCCACCATAAGCAACCTTTTTTTTCTTTAAGGTTCATTAACTCTTGCTTATTAATTAATTGTACATTAACGTTTTCTGAACCGCATTTTTGACATTTCATAGCATATCAGCCCTCCTTTTTGTTTCATTTTAACATGAGGGCTAGTCTTTATCAACCCCGAAAATCGTACTCCTACAATAGGGGTGAAACGGGGGCGCGGTAACGCCAACTTGATAATCTTTAATGTATTCAGTTTTACCGTTTTTATTCTTACAAATATCAGACGTTTTAGCGTCTAATGTTGCTACAATTTTAAAACCAGTAAAGCCGGCTTGTTTAATCCCCTCAAAATGTGCGCTATTTTGTATATGCGCCATTTCCGTGTGAATCAGACGTTTTGCGTCGTTAAAACTAACGTTCATAGCTTTAGCAAGTCCCTTTGAAACCTCGTCGTAAGTCTTGCCAGTTGCCATATCCGTTATTAACTTGCTGTCTAAGTAATTTTGTAGCTTAGCTTTGTTACGCCACGTATTATCACTAAAATTATTACCGTCTAACCATTTCTGACGTATTAAAGCGTCTATTTTCTTGTCTTTTAAAGGCTCGACGTCTCGATTAATCTTACGTTGTTTCTTAAATAGCTTGGTAATACTGTTAAAAGCCTTTTTAAAAGCACCTGTTAGAGTACCTTTCAACATTTCTTCTTCGAGTTTCCCAAGTTCCGCAACGTGTAAAGCTATTCTATTGCTTAAACCTTGCAATCTATCAAGTTTATAGTAATTCATTCTTATATCCCTGTAGCGTTCCATATCCGGATATTTTTTTACAAACTTATCCCAATCACGAATCATAGTATTAAAGTCGTCGTCGTCCAATTTGCTCGTTATTTTAGCGTAGTCTAAGACGTCACCTTTACCAAAACGGGCGTAGAAATCGGAAATTTCAAAGCGTATCTCTTTTAATTTCTTTTTGTACTCAACATTAACAGTATTAACTGCCTTTAACGTCTCTTGTTTGTTACGTTCCATACCAGTAACAACCCTTTCACGTTGCCAGTACTCGTCTTTAGTGCTCATGTTCCTCTACCTCGTTATTAAACATATTGTTAACGTGCTTTTCAGCCTCTAGTTCTATGCGTTTAATCTCGTTGTTTACGTCCGGAACTACAGATGGAACCATACCTAACACCGTTTCTTGTGATAAGAACGTGCGCGCCTTAATTGCGTTGTCAAGCTCCGCAGTTATATTTTGCGGTATGTTTCGACTAAAGATAAAATCAATCTCGACACCATTAATTTCATTAACTAATTTCATGTTATTTTTACCAACGCAAATTAGGTCGTAACGTCTACTTAACCCCTCTTTAAAATTGTCTTCCTTTTCCATGCAAACATTGTCTAAGTCCCACATAGCAAGCCTTATTGCCTCCGCGCTAGTATTACTAAACGATAAGTCTTTAAAGTCCGGAATGTGTGAAATGGTGTGCATATCGTCTTTAATTCTATTTAATAGATTTTCTTCACCGTTGTCGTTCGACGGTTTCGCTAAAAAGTCTATTTGCGGTTGTGCGCCGTCTTGCACTCGAGGTATATATATTACTCGCTCTTGTTTTAAGTCAGCTACTAACTGGTTATTTGGTTTAATCTCGTGTTCGTCGGTTGTATCTGTATAATCTTCTTCGTCTAAGTCAACACCAACGATTTTAAGATAGCAATCAGCGAAATAAGAGTTAGCTGTTGCCTTGTCTGATAATCCTTGATTATATCCGTCTTGTAGACTTGCTAACGGCTCTATTGCGCCCATACGCTCGTCGTTTTCTATATACTCGGTAATCGGTACCTCTTTAAACGGGTTTGGAAACCTTTCGTTAAATGAGATAGCACCCTTTTTATCGTCGAATAAAATACGCTCGTCCTTGGTGTAGATAGTACCTGTTAAGTAATCTCTATAACTGATAATATCTTTAACTTTTGTGTAGTGAATAGCGAATAGTGGGCGTTCTAAAATGGTATTATCATAAACATAAATAACCTCCTTATTATCAAGGTAGGTATAATTAACGTTTGCTTGGTCGTCGTAAAACACCAAGTCAAAGGCGTGTCCGTATTTTGCCATGTTTTTACTAATAACCCTGTTAACTTGATTAGCTTGATTAACTTTGTCAACCGCCTCTAACTCGTTTAATAAGTTATCATTTTCACATTTCAATTTAATCGGGCTCCCCAAGAAATAACCATTGTAAATATCAACAATGTATTTAGTCCTGTTAGAGATAACCTCAATAGTCTTGTTATACTCGCTATTGTTTGGCGCTACTATCTCGTGTTTACCTTTGTAGTAGCTATCCATTTTTTGATAGAACTCGATTAACTCGTTGTGTTTACTAATCAACAAACCAACTAGTTTACCGTCTATTTCGGTGTCTATTGGCAATTTAAAAACCTTTTCCAAAAATATCACTCCTTTTAACTTTTCTAATTTTGCTAGTATCTAATACTTGCATACCGTAGCGTAGAGCGTCCATTAGGTGGTTGTTTTCGTCTTTAGGTTTATTTAACCACCTACCGTCTTTATCCTGTTGGTATGAATAAGCGAATAACTCGTTTATTGCGTTTTCGCAAGTAGGTAAAACGTGTAACGTGTAACCCTGTATTTTAGAAATACCGGCGTTTATGCTGCCTTTACCTTTACGCGACTTTTTAAGTCTTTTAATACCATGCTCTGACTTTAACTCACTAATCAAACGCCCCTCCGCACTATCTCCAATTATTTCGGTATTAGCATAACCCTTAGACTTAATAAGGCTAGCTATTTCTTTAGTACTTAGACCTTTTTCATAAGCCTCGTCGAAGATGTAAATATCTTTATCACCAATTAAAAAAACAATTAAAGCCGTCGGGTCGTGCGTGAATCCGAAGTCAAGCCCTACCGCTAACTTGTGCGTTTTGAGTAATTCTTTAACGTTGAAATTCTCAACTATAACATTGTCGTAAACTAGACCCTCCGCAACGCCCCAGTCACCGTCGCAAACAATACGAGCACGTCGGGGGTTCGTAGTGTAAAGGTCTTCGTAACGTTTAACATCGACGTCGTCCAACCACTCATTACAGCGATACGTAGTAGTAATAGAGTACGTATCATCACGCCTTGTTTCTTTGTCAAAAAAAACACGTTTTAACCAGTGGCGTTCGTTCCACGGGTTAAACGTGACAGTAATCTGTTTATAAAAGTTTTTGTCGTCGTAGGTTCCACGAATCGACTCAACAACCGTACTGAATTTGTCTTCCGTCTCTATTTGATAAGCCTCTTCGAACCAAGCCCAACATAGAACCCCAACGTCTACCGTAATAGACGTAATCTTTAGCTCGTCGTCGAGACCTCTAAATAGTATTTTCTGACCTGTACTTTTAAGTGTAATCTCCGGTAGACTTTCGTTAAACTTAAACAAGTGTGTAACACCTAACCGGTTACACGCCCACTTAAAATCGGTGTAGGTTGACTGTTTGTTAGTGTTCGAATACCGACGAACAACTAACAGGTTAGCCCAAGGATATTTTAAAAGTCTTACAATGAAATTTAACGCGGTAGTCTTTGATTTTTTGCTACCACGCGAACCTTTAACAACTCTATAGAAATTCTTAGAGCGCCAATATTCACCGTAACCCTTACCGACTATTTCCGGAAGGTTAATCTTCGATACTGTCTTCATTGATAAACACCACCTTAGCAACTTCTTCGGTCTCGAGACTTTGCGCCTCTTTTAACAGCTTTTCAGTCTCCGCCTTAAGTTTGTTTTCAATTACAGGATTCATCTTACGCCATTGTTCCGGCTTTCTATTTTTCAACCAAAAAATAATAGCGCTCGTGTCCGGGAGAGCTGTTTTCTGCGTCCGTTTTACTCTTGTTTTAAAAACCCCGTCTACTTCTTCCTCTACAGTTTCTATTTCTTCATATTTAAAACCCACGGCTCGTTTGTAGAGCGCGTTCTCAACTTCAAAGTCTACTGGTGCTTTCCCCTTTTTTAGGGACTCCGAAATGTCTGGATACTTTTTCAACCAATCGTAAAAGGTTGATTTTTTTATACCCATATTTTTCTAATAATTTTTTAATCCCCTCAATTCCTTTATTAGTAGTATAAGTTACCTTAATAAATTCTCCATTTACTAATTTTTCTTTTACTTTAAACCAACCTCTTTCTATATAACTTTGGTAAGGTTCATTATTTTTCATTAATATTTTTAAACTTCTCAAAAATTGAAATAATCTGTTTCTACCTAGATTGTAGCAATCTAATAACTTCGCTACTGTTTTCATATCAAATGAGCTATCACTCTCAATTAGAGTATTATAAAACTCTACCTTTGGTTGATACTGTTCTATTAAGTTATCTTTTTCTTTGATAGTTCTATTTAATATTTGAACTGCTTTTGCTAAGATTAATTTCTCATCATCTTCTTTACTTATAGGAATATAACCCCCTGTTTTTCTTACTTGAGGAATAACTATATCTGCTACCCATATTTGAAAATTCTCTGCTAATTTATTTTTAGCTTTCATACAGAGTCTATAAAAGATATTTTCCTTTATAAATTCAGGTAAATTTTCACTTCCTTTATCGTTGCCACTTGTGGCGATGCCAAATTCACTTAGATATTCTTTTACTCTGTTCCATCTAATAACAGTATTACCACTTTTGGCTTTAAAAGTAAAACCTAGTCCATAAGCCACATCTTCTAAATTTAACCAAACATTCCCTAAATCATCTTGATAACATCTTAAATTATCAAACTTTAAAACTTGTAAATCTTTACTCATTTTTTCCTCCTATAATCTATCTATATTTATTTATTTATTTTTTACTTGATAAACAAGCGACGTCTTGCAATACAAGTACTGTAGTACAGCTTAAATTAAAAAATCTCTGTACAAATTTTTTTGGGGGGATTTCGTTTTGATATAAGAGTGTTTTGGATTACAAGCACGTTTCCGGAACGAATTATGCTCTCAATCCAAGGCATGACTGTACAACTCTTCGTATTTCCTTGTTTTTTAAAAGATTGAAGAACATGAAACAGTTGAAATACTCCAGAGCAGCAGTGGGCTGTAC